TACACAATTGGTGCACTTAGTGCTTACAAAAACAAACCAGAACATTTGGAGTGTTTCAACTCTGTTTATGCCACCACCCTGCAACTCTTTTCAGCGGGGTCAGTGGACACAACTGTTTTAAATTCAGCGAAGAAAACAGCTCAAGCTTTGGCGGTTAGGAAGTACCCTGACCTCACCAATGATGATGGCATTGCCTGTGGCGCGGAAGTAGCATTCCATGCAGTTGACAGTGCCTACCAATATTGGTATGAGGTCATGAGGCCCCTTGAGAATGAAACTTCAGCAAGAATTTGGGAACACAAGAAAGACAGAATTGAAAACAGGCTTAAGAAGGACATTGACAACGATGAACTTTTTAAACCCAGTCCCTGGTGGCACATGATTAAGATCGTGGGAACCACAGGATTGGCTGGCCTGCTACTCTACAAGTCAACGTACTCTCGTAAAATCCTGCTTGCGGTCGCCAAAGGAGCGACTCGCCGGATTATATGGGGTCCGACACTTGCATACTATGCTTACCAACACGGTCACCACGTGGTAATTGATTCTGTTCACCGCGGAATCCTTTCCCCTTTAGATAGGCACATCAGAAAATTTTTCAGTTGGGCTTTTTTCAAAATGACAGGAATGAACGATTGCCATACATGGTGGTTGGAAGTGTTAGAGAATGTTAAGGAAATTGCCATGAATCCTATCGTGGATATTATGGAGGATGCTTGCTTTTCGGATAACACCCGAGCAAGATGTGCTGCGGCTGAAAAGTCAGAGGCTAAAAATCCTAAAACCAGTGTTGAACATGAGGGTGGGAACCGTGTGACTCCCATTACAGACGAAGAGGAGTATATCCCGTATGATTTTTTCATACCGGCCTTGGAGTCAGACCAATCAACTTGTAGTACAGAACCTCAGACTGTAACTACTAAAACCAATACAACTAATTCTACAACTACACCCAAAGTACGAACTGGAGAACCAGGTAGGACAAAAATCCACTTGGGCATTGAACCTGAAGACGTGTCAGAAAGCGACACTATTTCAAATTTAACCATGTCAACAGGAACCATACAAAGTTATGGTATCAATCCAACCACCGTTAAAACTCGTACGATGGACATCGCTGACTTAAACACAATTGATATGAACGTGGGTACTAGGAATTTAGTGGACCAATATCTTGACATAATATTGGTGGCAAACGGCCCCAAAGACTTACACTGCATAACCAGCACCAAATTGGTGCCCGTGCCAAACAAAGCTTTTAAATTTAAAAGATTTTCCAATGCTGAAGACAAAGATCAGCAAAAAGAAGTCTTTCAAATGTTTGGCCCGGTGTGCGCTGCTATGCTCCCAGGAGTTTTTGCCAACAATATCCATAACGAAAAGGCCGCCCTCTTAGGCAGGCACTTGATGTTACACAAAAATGAGTGTTTCCAATACTGGGTTGAAGCCATTAAATTGAATGGTGACGACATTTGGTCAGTCTTTAGTCGCAGAGGCGAGGTTAAACCAAAAACAGTTGACGAATGGATAGAAGATATTAAAGATCCACCTAAACAAAAGATTTATCGTGATGCCCTTGCACACTATTCATCTTACCCATGGAATGTAAGTTTCCCTTGCGATGACAAGGATGTAGTTGATTTGCATAAACGGAAAACGTTTATTAAGAAGGAAGTCCAAGTTCCACCATCATTCACAGAGAACTTGGACCAGAAATTTCCTAGAGGAATACAGGGCCTCAAACAACAGGTAATGAACATGGCCCTAGGGCCGTTCATGCAGTGGGTATCCAAATCTTTTGCTCTACCCTTCCTCAAGGCTGAGGGGGGCTACTGGCCAAAGTTTGGGTACACATCCGGGTCTACACCCAACCATATAGGACAATGGTACACAGATATGGTGAACCAGGGGTTCAACTTCATTGAAGATGATTTTTCTGCTTACGACAGCACTCAATCTAGAGGGTGTCATTATGCGGAGAAATGGTTTTACGATAAGTTTGAAGGGTTTGCCGTTGCCAAAAACATTGTTTCATTTCAAGCTAAAACAGTAGGAGAAGGGAGGTTTCATAGATATGAGGTAGAGTACACACGTAAGAGTGGGGACCAAAATACTTCAATTGGAAACACCATCATTAACTTTTTGGCCCATGCATACGCCATTTCGTTGTATGAGAAGAAATTTGAAACGAAAGTGAAATACTATATGATTGGGCTGGGAGATGATAATCTCTTGGCAGTTAACCTGGACGTAAAGAAAATACCCGAATTCATTAAATCAGTAGAAGACACTATAGTCTTAATGGGCCTCAAGCCCAAACTGAAATTGAGTAACAAGGCCCCAACCTATTGCTCATGTGAGTTCGTGCCGGTTGGAGCTCCTTGTCCAGAAGGAGGTTTTATTACGAAATACGTGATGATACCGTCAGTACTAAGATACATAACCAAAATGGGTTTCACCTGTGGTAGGAGAATAGAAGGTAAAGGAAGTAAAAAACCTGAACACTTCGCCACAGAACGACTAAAAGGCAATTGCCTTTCTTTACCTAACATGGCTCAGATGCCTGTTTTAAGGACATTTTGGTTCTACTATGTGAACTTGAGAGTAGACGGTAAGGCAGAATATAAGTATAACTGCCACGCCAAAGGCAGTGCAGAAGGATATTTCGTGATACAGGACACCATTGAGTGGTTCAGTGAGACCTACGGTCTCACGCAAATGCAAATAATTGAATTAGAACAGTATGTTAGCGGCATGTTGATAGCCGCAGCCAACAAACCATTTCTGTGGAATCACCCCCTAATAGGTGTGATGTTGAAACACAGAGAAGGTTTGGTTGGGTGAAGGTCGACAAACAGCAAATCCTTTAGCGAAGGAGGGGCCTTGCAAACCCCCTGTAAATCCAGCACTGATATAATATACATGCCCAAATTGAACAAGAAACAAAACAAGAAGCAAAACAAATCGCAAGACATCTCGGAAAAACAAAAGAAACTAGAGAACAAGCTCTACGCAAGTAATCAACTCAAATTTAGACAAATCTCAAACGCTGCCCCCCCGTTGAAGAATGGAGCCATTAAACTAACCAAGTGTGCTATGAAATACGCCTTGGCAGTTAGTGAACCATTCCACCCATCAGCTAGGGGAGTGTGCGGGATTTTTGGTAACAGTTTTGGACCAACCCAGAAAGTGTCAGCTACGTCACGATTTACCTTTGTTGTTGGAACCAACGGATTAGGATTCATTGCCATATCACCCACAATCGCCAACGATTCTGTGTTAGCATATGCTACCAATGCCTCATTCACAGGTTCAAACATCACAATCTTGACCTCTAACAACACACTAGCTACTGGTGTCCAAACTTTTACCGACCCCCAGATACCCTACTCAACTGCTCAGGTGATTGGATCCACATCCTCATCTGACAATCCAAAAGTGAGTGGTCGTATCCTGGCAGTAGGCGTCCGAGTAACTTACGTGGGAACCACAATGAACCAATCCGGAACATATACATGTTTGGCCCCATCATCGCACTACAATATGACGGTGATACCCGGGGGAACAACTCCAATGGATGTAGCCACTTTACAATCCGACCCCAGCGTGGTCCTTGAACCATGTGATCGCGGGTGGTGTGAAATGTCTATATCACCCAATTATCCGTATGAGTTCGGCTATTCTTCTAGCTCTGCTGTATCTGGCAACTCCTCAATTATTAATCCATATTCAAATGGGTCCACATATATTAACACCTTCACCAATTCGGCTGCATCCTCAACCCAGGGTTCACCAATTGCCGTAGTCGCAGTGACTGGGGCTTTAGGTGGCAACGTTTTCCAAGTAGAAATCATCCAACATCTAGAATATGCTGGTTCCTTGGTAGGCGGGTTGGCCACACCCTCAGAAAGTGATGAGCAAGGCGGAAATATAGTATTGAGAGCTGCAAGTCAAATGCAAATTGTTAAAAATGCTACCCAAAAGAAAGGGTGGCCACTAATGTATGATCTCCTAAAAGACGCAGGCGCTGCTGCCGTTCAGCACGCCGTGCCCGCCTTAGTCGGGTCATTAGTTGCATTATTGTAAGGAAG